ACAGAGGTAGGGGTGTATCCACCTTCTACTGCGGTGGCATAATTTAAAGCCTTTTTAATAGTAGCACCAAACTCTGGATCATTGTTTGCAGCTATTTTCATTGTATCAAGGGTCTTTTGAGGAAGATTGAGAGCTCGCCCTGTCTCCATAACCTTGATTGCAAGTTCAGTATCTTTTCTCTTCTCTTCCGCAGCAGCAATTTCCATTCCCTGTACTGTTTCTTTATTAGCAAGAGTTTGCTCTTCTACATTACCAGGTTGTAGTTCTGCTGTTCGGGCATTCTCTTGCCCTTTGAACCATGTATCAAGAACCTTTTGGCCCTTCTCAGGAACGGCTGTTATGGTCTGTAAAAACCCCATAGCAGCATCATAATTTCCTTTTTCTATATTATCCGCAATATTCTTCCAGGTCTTAGCAACTCCGGGATTCCCTGAGTTTTTAGCAGCCTTAGATTTGCTTCTTGCTGCATCTAAGGCATTTTCGTAAAGGCCACTACCCAGATAGCCTATAACTTCTGCATTAAACTGAACCGTGTTCGTCAATTCCTGCTCTGTCATATTCTCATAGTACTTGTTGAGCATATCTTTTCTTTCAGGGTATAACTCTTGCATTTGAAGTATATTAGCAGGATTGTACCCATTGGTGGCAAAATCGGAAAAGAGATCCATGTACTGTGCTTCTTTTGCCAATGCCTCTTGCTTTGCCTGTTCTTGCTGGGCAAGAGCTTCTTGCTGAGCCCTTTTTTGTGCAATGATCTGACCTATTCCTGCACCAATGGCTGTAAGCCTACCCGGATGGGCATTTTGGGCAAAGTTGGTTATTAAATCTGACATTAGAATAGTCCTGCTATGCCAAGACCAAACCCTGCAACATCAGAAAAAAGATCCCTTGGTAGGGTATATTGTGCTATTTGATTAGCTGCATTCGTGCGTCCCATTTCACCATACCTACCTGCAATGTTCTGCCCGGTATTCATTCCAGCAGCCCCAACTCCAGCAGCAGATGCTTGGCCCATTCCTGCAAGACCACCTAATTGGGAGTATTGCTGATTTATAAATGAGTTAAGAAGTTGAGGGGAAAATTGGGCAAGCGCACCTTGGATATTCCCACCTCTCAAGCCTCCGGTTGCAGAAGCATTTTGGAGAATAGAGTTTTCACCCTGTTGTAGCTGGGCTTGGAAACCTGGAGAGCTTTGAATCTGTGCATAAGCAGCAGCTTGGGCTTCAGGACCGTTTGCACCAGAAAGGTCTCCCATTCCACCAAGAGCATTTGCACCTGCTTGGGTATAAGGTGCGAGTAATTCCTGCATGGAATTGAACTGCCGTTTCATTTCATCAATGCCAGCTTGATTCCCTGCTATTGCAGCAGTCGTGGCTTCATTAGATGCTGTAACCCCTGTTACATCTTGCCATAAAGGAGTCTCACCTATTGCCCCCACAATTCCTGGTATAGATAGATCAGGCTTATTACCATCTGGAAAAATAGATTCCTTCAAGTAATTCTTATAATAATCAAATGCCATATCCGACGCAGCCATATTTTACTCCTAATACCTAAGTTATTGATCTTCCAGAAGCGGCTATTGTGATAGAAGTTGCAGCACTCGCAATAGTTGAAATAAACCCACCAGCCTCCATAGCATGACCAACTACCTCTGGAAAAGTGTAGGCCTCACCTGCTGCAAGGGTTCGCGTCTTCACGATAAGGTTACCCGCCCCTGCTGCACCTCCAGAAGCTACAAGATTTATGCTCAAGGTAACAGGGACAGCAGCATCATTCATCCCCGTAAACTTATCGATAACCACTTTTGTGAGAGCTGGAGCAGTATACTGGGTAGTTTGGGCAATTTCAGCCTGTTTTGCTGGGATTAGCACCAACGTAGTAATCGGCATCTTTATCTCCTAAACCGTAAGTGGTTCAATATCGGCTTCAAGTCTTGAAACAGCAATATAGGCATTGCTATCCCCGGTGAATCGTTGCATACGAACATTTTTCATACTTCCTTGTCTCCACCAAACCAGTCGTTTAAGCCGTTCACCAGCTTTCCCAACATTTATGGACCTCTCTTGACTCCAAGTTCTTCCATCAAGGGAATAGGATGTGCTTATTACCGGATCTGTAAAACCAGATGTTCTACCTGTCAATGCAACAAGTTCAAGCCGTTTGAATAATGCCCCGCTACTTTGATTATACACTATCTGAGTTCCGAACTCCCACCGGGTAGCCTCACCAAACTGTGTAGAGATTGTGTTGTCCAGAACACCAATCTTTGTACTACTTGGATCTCCAACCTGCCACTTATCATAACAGTATATCACATCTACCGCTTTGTATTCAGCAAAATCAAGTATCCCACTGGACATGGTATACCAAACGTGTTTCTCAACTGCCCTGGATGCAGTTAAATCATACACAAGAGTTCTATCTGGCAGTCTTACCCATAAGAATGCCTGGCTCTTGTCATTAAGCGTTTCAAGAACAACATTTGATAATTGGGTGGCTGTAAATTGTGTGAGAACCTCATCTATTTCTCTGGTGCTAATTTTGGCTGTATTGCCGCTTGCTCCCAAATATATTGCAGGGGCTTCATTTCTACCACTCCCTAAAAATGCAATATTATCCTCATAGACAATGGAACAAAATGTTCCTAATGCCCCCCGCTGAATCTGTGCTCCGTGTATCCGGTTAAATGGGAACCCACTCCCACCTACGTTTTCAAAAACTTCAATTGTGTACCTATTAACGGCGTATATCTCATTTCTAAGTTTTAGAATACCATTTATGGGGTCAGGATCAATTTCAGAAGAGCCATATTTTGTAGCAAGCACCTGTGTAGGGTCAAGTAACTCTGTAACAACCAGGTACTCCCCATCCGTGGACATGAAGTAACCATCAACCCAGACAACATCTAATACAGTTCCAAGGTCAGCGTCTGTAACCTGTGTAAGGGTAACTCCATCCCAATAGAACAGATCCTCATTTGAGGCAATTGCAAGCCGATCAAAAGAGTAGTCCATAGAGACTCTCTTTCCATCCGTTCCAACATCTCCAAGAGTAGTCACAGTTCCAATGGAGTCAATACTGCATAACTTGCTCCCCATTACCCGATAATGAATACCATTCCAGTTTATTGCCCCCCGTGAAGTCCCTGGCCCAGTGCCAAGTTGTGTAATTCCCTCAACGGGTCTAAGATACCCTGCGCTGATACCTGTATCTTGTATTACAGGCATCATATTGATAGGGTATGCAGTCTTGTAATCTGTGTTTTCTCCAGAATACACCCCACTAAGAATGGGAATCTGCATTAACCAGTCCTATACCATACAGACAGAATAGTATCGAAGGTGAGTGTGAAATAATTATTTGCAGTCCCTAACCAAGCAGCAGGAGAGCCTGAAATAGTGCCTCCCGCACTCGTTATTGTAAGAGTCGTGACAATCTGAGTACAGTTTACGATTACCTGTTGTTTATCCCTGGCAGTAGCAGCAGCGGGAAGTGCAATAGTTAGGGCTGTAATCGTTCCAGCAGGTGTCAAAATAAGATGGACATCATCATCTGCATTTGTAACCGTGTGAGTTACACCAGTTAGGGGGGAAGCATATTCTGAGTTCGCTTCAGGTCTACCCAAAATAAGACTTGTTTGCAGCAGAGTGCTTATGTCCGATAATGTAGTCAGCCTCCAATCACTGTTAGCTGAGTCCCATATAAGGGGAAGATCAGCGAGTGTTGGAGGAGATTTTCTAGAATAGGTACGTGCCATTTATTCTGGTTCTCCTGAAGGATCAATCGTCTCATCTACAGCATCTAAGTATATGTTTACTGGAACAGGTGTATACGGAGACCCTGCCCCCTTATACCCTGCCCCTTTGGGCATAGATGGGAATTGCATTTCTTTGGGCTTCGTAAAAATACCACATAGAGTATTATAGGATTGCTTTGCTGCTATTTTTGTCTCTAGTGCTACTGTCTTCCCATAAGAAGGGGCAAGCCTAATACCTAAGTTGGTGATAACTGCCTCCCATGACCAATCAGGTATGCCTGAATCATCCGTAGAAGCTGAATCTATCCCCTTTGCTATTGGATAGGAGAGCAATATTCCTTTGGCATTCCATTTTGCCATCATAGCATCGAGTCGGCGTATGGCAGAGCTTGTCTGCTCCGGGGAGATGTCAAACTCGTAGGAGGCAATTCCAATCTCTTCCAATGCCATTTCAACAAGCTCGCCTTTGGTATAGCTCATGGCTTAAAAGTCGTCAGGATCAGGTATCATATCTTCATTTTCAGCTTCTATTTCTGGTTCAGGTTCGGGCTCACCAAGTAGAGCATCTCTATAACTCTCAAGATACCCTGCTTTTAGTGCAGCATTAAACTCTTTCTTATCCTGCACAAGAATTGTGTCATAGGTCCTACCCTTATTCGAAAGTAAAGACCCTGGGGACTTGTAAACATTTCTCGGAAAATCCATAAATAAAAACTCCTATTCTGGTTTTGGTATGTTTGATTTTATATCCGCTACATGAGCTTTCCATGCAGTAATTCCATTTTCTGTCATAAACTCAATCTGCCGTTCCATTGACCCATACTGAAATGCACGCCGTGAAGCGTAATATTGGATCTCAGCTTTATTTATTTCTTCTGTTGTTGGCTGATAAGTCTGTGGTTCGCCTTCAGGCGTGTTCTCTCTGATAATA